GAAACGGCTGTGGTGGGAGTGCAAGAATTTGCCTCGCGTTTGCAGCAGGGCTTGGTTCCTAATTTTGCTAGATGGGCGGATTTTACTGCTGGGTCTGAAGTTCCGAAAGAACAAAAAGATGCAATCAATAATGAGCTTGATGAAGTCACAGAGTATGTATTTGAAGTTATCCAAAACTCTAACTTTGGTCAAGAAGTCCACGAATCGTTTATGGACTTGGCGGTAGGTACAGGCGTTCTTGCTGTATCTGAGGGTGACTCTATACACCCTGTAATGTTTTCTGCAATACCATTGCCTCATGTTGTACTCGACACAGGGCCAGATGATGCCATAGATCATGTGTATCGTGAGCGTCAGGCTAGGTTTTCTGACATACCCAACATGTACCCTAAAGCTACATTAGGTGAAAAGATTGTTAAAAAAATTAACAACACGCCTGACGAGAAAACAAAGATACTTGAAATAGTATGCAAAGATTATACTGTAAAAAATGAAGACGCTTATTTGTTTCACGCAATCGAGATGTCTACAAAAGAAGTAATTAAATCAGATACTTACAGAGGCGTAGGTTCAAATCCATTTATATGTTTTCGTTGGTCTAAATGTAGTGGAGAAGTTTATGGGCGTGGCCCTTTAATCAACGCACTTAGTGCGATTAAAACTACCAACCTGACGATTGAGTTAATCCTTGAGAATGCACAAATGGCAATCTCAGGCATTTATCAAATGGATGATGACGGTGTTATTAACCCAGATACTATTAATCTTGTTCCCGGAACGGTCATACCAAAAGCCCCGAACTCTATGGGTTTGCAGCCCATTAAAGCTGCTGGCTCTTTTGATGTTGCTAATCTTGTTTTATCTGATATGCGTTTAAACATTAAACGAGCTTTGTACAATGACATGCTTGGTAATCCTGACAGAACCCCCGCTAGTGCAACAGAAGTTACAGAGCGTATGGCAGATTTGTCACGCCGTATTGGTTCTGCTTTTGGAAGATTACAGGCTGAGTTGGTACAACCTGTACTACAGCGTGTAGTTTACATACTTAAAAAACAAGGACGCATTGAACTGCCTACTATTAACGGCAGGGAAGTTAAAGTTCGTTCTGTATCACCACTTGCACAGGCTCAAGCAAACCAAGACATTTCCTCCGTTGCACGTTTCCTAGAGCTTGTGCAGGGAAGATTCGGGCCTGAGTTAACTAACATACTTATCAACTCTGAAGAAACTGCGGCATATCTTGCTAACAAGTTTGGTGTTCCTGACAACTTGATACGAGATTTAGAAGAGAGAAAGCAGCTTGTAGCTATGGCACAGCAGATGGCACAGCAGCAACAACAACAGCAAATGATGGGACAAGCCCCACCACAGGAGTAATGATTGGCGAAAAAACATATACCTTTATCAATAGGTGTTGACGGATTTCATCGCAATCAGAGTGAAGACGCAAAAATAAGCATAAACACAGCGGCATTATTTGGAACTGAACTTGGTCAAGAGGTTCTTAAATATTTGCGTTCTATAACAATAGAGTTAGTCAATGGCCCCGCAGTAAGCGATAGTGAGCTAAGACATGTAGAAGGCCAAAGATATTTAATTGGCTTAATAGAAACTCGTATTAAACATGCACATAAGGTAAAAAACAATGAGTGAAGAACAGCAAGCTGAAGCACCAGCAGAATCCGAAGTAGTTACCGAAGGTGGCGATCCTTTACTTGCAGACGCTACTCCTAGTGAGCGTCCTGATTGGTTGCCAGAAAAGTTTGCAACGCCAGAAGCTATGGTTGAATCCTACTCAAACCTTGAGTCAAAGCTAGGTAACAATGAAGAAAGCGTAAAAGCAAACCTTATAGAAGAGCTTGAAAAAGAGGCTTATGCCAATCGTCCTAATGAAGTAGGTGATTATGTGTTGCCAGAAGTTATAGACGAGTCTCAAGCAGCAGAAAATCCTTTGCTTAATTGGTGGGCTAACCACGCATTTGAAAATGGATTTAGCCAAGACGAGTTTGCCGAAGGCATTAAGATGTATGCGGATGCTGTAGGGTCTGATGAGCCTGACTATGATGCAGAAGTGGCAAGACTCGGAGACAACTCTTCCGCAAGAACAGAGGCTGTAGGATTGTTTGCAGAGCGTTTCTTTTCTGCATCTGAATTGCCAGCTATAGAACGAATGTGTGAAACAGCAGATGGCGTTATGGCTATTGAGCGTATTATGGAAAGCATGAAACAATCAGGGCCAGCAAGCACATCTCAACCTGTTGCACAAGTAAACGAAGCAGAATTAAAGTCTATGATGCTTGATCCTAGATGGCACGATCCATCTAAGCGTGACCCAGCTTTTGTTAAAAAAGTAGAAGATGGGTTTAAGACTCTTTATGGATAAGGAGCTTATGCGTATTGGTAGGCTTTCATTAGTTAATAGTGTACCAGAACATGCTGAAAGAATCTGTGACTATCTAAGGTTTAATGACCGCAGAGAGTGCATGATATATGGCGCAACACCACTAGAGGCTCTTACTGAGCCTTTAGTTATTAGTGGGGCAAAAACATTTACACTAAAATTAGACAATGAGCCTATCGCTATGACAGGCAATGTGCCGATTGAAGATGGCTGTGGTCGTATATGGATGCTTGGCACTGGTGCTATTAATAATAACTTTCGCCCATTTCTAAGGGGATGCCGAGGTGTAATTAATCTGTTGCAAGAAGGCTATCATTCATTAGAAAACTATGTTCCTGTAGACCATCATGAGACAATAATGTGGCTTGCTTGGTGCGGATTTACTTTTGATGATGACACCCATGAAGTGTGTGGTCATCAGATGATGCGTTTTGTGCGTTGCGTTAATGAAAAAAATAATGTCTATTATCTTGATAAACGGCCTGTAATACACTGAGCGACCCGCAAGGACAATTGCTATGATGCTGTTAAGCAGATAACCGCAGAATATGTAACTCAACAACCTTAAAGAGAAGGACTGTAAAATGGCGAATACAATTGACACCGCCTTTATCAAACAGTTTGAATCAGAGGTTCACATGGCTTATCAGCGCATGGGTTCTAAATTGCGGAACACTGTACGCACAGTAAGTAATGTGGCTGGATCAGTAGTACGATTCCAAAAAATCGGTGCTGGCTCTGCTTCAACTAAATCACGCAACGGTATGGTAACTCCTATGGAGTTGGCGCATACAACTGTAGAAGCAACAATGTCTGACTTCTATGCTGCCGAGTACATCGACAAGCTAGACGAACTGAAGACAAACATTGATGAGCGTCAAGCTGTAGCTAAGTCTGCTGCTGCTGCTCTAGGTCGTAAGACTGATGAAATCCTTATTACAGCAATGGACGCTGGTGCTAACTCAACACAGATTAGCGCAACTGGTGCAGCCGTTACTAAGGCAAATCTTCTGACTGTCTTTGAGACTTTTGGTTCTGCTAACATCCCAGAAGATGGTGGACGCTACATTGCAATGCATCCAGCAGGTTATGCTGACTTGTTTGCAATCAATGAGTTTGCATCTTCAGACTTTGTTGGTGAGCAAAATCTACCATTCGCTGGTGGAATGACCATGAAAGAATTTCTTGGCTTTAAGATTTTCTCTACATCTGCTGTAACTGGTGGCAAGAACATGTGCTACCACACATCTGCTGTAGGACTTGGCATTACTGCTGATGTTTCAACTGAGCTAAACTACGTTCCTGAGAAGGTAGCACACTTAGCGACATCAATGATGTCTATGGGTTCTGCTGTCATTGATGACAACGGCGTTTACGAACTGCTAGATAATAACTAGGAAGGGGATTAGAAATGGCATACGCAGCATCTGGTCTTACTCGTCTTGCAGGAGCATCTAATGGCAACTTGTGGTTTTACACTACCGCAGATGCTATCGCTACTGTAAACACAGAGGGTTATTTTAATAGCGCAGCAAACATGCTTAATGTTCGTGATGTTATTATGGTAGCTGATACAAACACACCAACAACAAGTTTTGTTAGTGTGCTTTCCAATACTGGTTCAGTTGTAGACGTATCTGATGGTACAGCTATAGCTGAAACAGACGGCGATTAAAGGAGTAGGGGAGGTTAAGTTTACCCACTTACCTCCCCTAACCACACATGGCATTAGTTAGTACCACCGCTGATTCAGCAATTGACATATCAAGTCGCGCTTTAATCCTTATTGGCGCGAATCCGATTACTTCATTTGAAGAGTCAAGCACTGAAGCTCTGGTAGCTGTTAACATGTATGAAGACGTAGCAAGAGCTTCTTTAGTCAATTCTCGTTGGCGATTTGCTACCAATCAATCTGTATTAAATCTTTTAACTGACAAGCCAACTGGTAGATATACCAATGCCTATCAGCTTCCTAATGATTGCTTAATGGTTCATGCCGTTACATCAGGCACATTGCAAATTGAATATCAAATATATGGCTCAAAGATATTTGCAGATACATCAGATGCCGATGTAATTATTGCAGATTACTCTTTTAGAGCAAACGAAGAAACTTGGCCTTCTTACTTTACTTTAGCTGTTGAGTATTCATTAGCTGTAGTTTTTGCAACATCTATTGCTAGAGATGCAGCACTTGCTAGTTTAATGCAGGGGCAAGCAGCGCAAGCAATGGCAAAAGCTCGCAGCTTAGACTCACAGCAACAAACCGCAAGGAAGCTTGTGACATCGAGGTTCCGTACTGAAAGGCTTAGTTAATGCCTAGAATCCGTGTGCCGTTAGCAAACTTTCAGTTTGGTGAAGTCAGCCCTTCTTTAACATCAAGAACTGATACTAAGATATATAATGCCGCAGCAAAAAAAGTAGAAAACTTTTTCTTGCGTAATGAGGGTGGCTTGCTTAGACGCTTTGGCACTGAGCGTTTGTACGAGTACGAAACTGTTGTTGATGAAGCTAAGACACAGCAAATAAGACTTGTTCCATTTATATTTTCTGATGACGAGCGTTATATTGTTTCGCTTGAGGACGCAAAAATCAGGGTATTTCAAATTCATCCCACAACTGGAAATGTAGCTTTTTGTTTTGGCGCATCAGTAGATTCTAATTATAACGCATTACCTTTTACTGCCGATATTCTTCCTGAGTTAACATTTGCTCAATCTGGCGATGTTATGTTTATTGCACATCAAACTTTTATGGTCAGGCAGTTGGTAAGGACAGGGTTAACTACTTTTGAAATTAACACTTTTAATTTTGACACAAGAATAGATCAGTTTGGAATTAATCAGCCTTATTATTCTTTTCACCCAACTGACATGACGCTTGACGTTAACGCCACATCTGGCAACGGCAGAACACTTACAACAAGCGCAGCGTATTTTAACGCTGCTCATGTAGGTACAAGACTTCGCTATCATAAAAGTGAGATATTAATTACTGCTGTAGCATCATCTACATCTGCTACTGGCAACATAATTGATTCTCTAACAGCTAGACTTGCAGCAGATGCAATAGAAACTACTGATGGGGTTGCTGATGTAGAGGTTACATTTGCTCTTCATGGTTTAAAAGTTAACGACTCTATTACAATAAGTAATGCTGGTGGGGTTGGCGGTATTGCTGCTAATCAAATTAACGGCACAAGAACAATACAAGAAGTAATTAATGAAAATGTTTTTGTAGTTACCTGCGGCGCAAACGCAAACGCATCTTCTGTAGGTGGTGGTAGTATTAAAATAACCACTCATGCGCCAACAACTCAATGGGAAGAACAGTCTTATAGTTCTTACAGAGGATTTCCTGCTGCTGTAGCATTTCACGAAAACAGACTTTGGTTTGCTGGTACAATAGCGCAGCCGGATGGAATATGGGCAAGTCGATCCGCATCTTACTTTAACTTTGATGTAGGCGATG